AGAGCAATCAGTGCGTCAGAAATATTACCTATAACACATTTTACTAAGATTTTATCAATTACATAAAACAAGCTCACCTAACGTTGGCTATATTAGGCAAAATGATGACACTCTTTGGTAACAAGGGCTCTCAAAGGCAAGCCAAGAGAGAAGAAGGTCCCTTAGTTTCTTTAACAAAACAAAATGAGAACGTTGAAGTTGCAAGATCTTGGACATCTTCTGATGAGAAAGCTGCATTAAAAAGAAATATGGATAGTTCAAAAGGTAAAATACTTTTGAACACTGAAGGAACTTCTTCTTTTGGTACATATGAATCTGATTCTATCACTGAATCAGAAGGTTATGATCTTTCTGCTAGAATGATTGTAGACACAAATCACCATATCTCAAACTGGAAAAATGATCTTTTTGTTGGTAATGGAACTAGTAATGCAACAAAAGTTATCAAGATATGTCCAACATGGGACAGCAGAAAACAATACATGATGATCTCTAGAATTGTTATTTGGGTCTGCCCTACTATTCCGAACCCAACTGGCAAATTGATGGTTGCACTAGTAGATCCAAACATGCCCTCAGACAAGCAAATAATTTTGAAAGGTCAAGGCACTATAACAGATCCTATCTGTTTTGTGTTTTATTTGAATTGGTCTATACCAAAAATGAATAACACTCCAGAAAACTGCTGCCAACTCCACTTGATGTGCAGCCAAGAATACAGGAAAGGTGTTTCCTTTGCAAGTGTAATGTATTCTTGGACAAAAGAATTTTGTGATTCACCTAGAGCAGACAAAGACAAAAGTTGCATGATTATTCCTCTGAATAGAGCTATCAGAGCCAGATCTCAAGCTTTCATTGAAGCTTGTAAGTTGATAATTCCTAAAGGTAACAGTGAAAAACAAATAAGGAAACAGCTCAAAGATCTTAGCTCAAATTTAGAAAGATCTGTTGAAGAAGAAGAGAAAGGAGTTTCTGAGAACATTGCTAAACTTTCTTTTATTGATGAAGTGTAATTCAAAATGAAGCATTAATAAACATATATAATATTATATAATATAAACATAGAAGCAACAAAAAACAAAAAACAAAAAAAGAGAAAAAAATACAAAATAACAAAAAAAGAGAAAAACAAACAAAAAAACCAAAACAAAATAAGGCTGAAAAGCCAAATTTTGGTCCGAAGACTCTTTTTTTGTTTTTGTTTGTTTTATTTATTTTTATTTATTTTTATTTATTTTATTTATTTGCTTATTTAAATTAAGTTGAATACCCGTAATACTCCTTATTATATCTATATTAAATAAAATAGAATAAATTTACTAAAACTATTTAGAACTACTTAAACCAATTGAGAGAAATCCATAGGTGGCCTCCTTCTTGTCATAGTGTCTTTTGTCAACATAGGGATCTTGATCTCTGAATCATCATCATCTTCCACCTTTTCTCTTGATTTGTATGATTTATTTTTCACATAACCTTTGCATATAGTCGTCAATATAGAACAAAAGTATACGATCAGGAAGATAAAAGCAATCAACAAGATAACTCTTATAGTGTCAAAGAAAGAACCAAAGTAGCTTGCAATGAAATTGAAAGGGCTTTTTATATAATCCCAAAAACCCCAGGCTGATGAATCTGAATTGTATTGTTGTTCTTCATGTGCGTACTCATCATTCTGATCAATAATGTTTTCAGGATCTTTAACTACTACATTATTTACCAAAACTTCAACTGACAAATCAGGATTGCCTTCAGGATACAAAACCATCTTCTTTTTGTCAGGGTTTACAGAACAGTACATTGTCAGGTTGTATTTGTTAGATCCTTTTTTTACAGCTAACTGATATGTGGACAAAGAGCAGGCATCTACATAAATAGTAGTAGAGAATATTAGGTCAGAGGAAAACTCTAAATTGCAAAATAACCCTTGGCCGCAAAGAAGACAACCTGCACACTCAAGCTTTGTTGAGGTTATGGAAGGCTTCTTAGGAGCCACTTTGAAGAGGTCTGAAGGTAAATCAATAACTACTTTAAGCTTTCCCAGATTGAAGTTCTTTTCTAGATAAAAACTAGAAAAATCTTTGAAAGTAACAGGAACATCAGATATTTGGTCTAAACCAGATTTAAATCTATATGTGTCATAGCCACATGTTTTTATAGTCACAGATTTCTTTCCTATAGCTGCACAGTCCCAAGTAAGATCATCTCCTTCTAATGTCTTCTTTGTGAACACAGGAATTCCATCATGAGTAAGTTGTGGATGCCCAAACATCTTGACTGGATCATTCATATTTGCAATATTCCCCACATAAATATGACTATCAGGTCCATGGGCAATAAGTTCACCTATAGTTATTCCATCATTATGCAAATCTGCTTGAATGTCAGCCTGGAACATAGTGCCTTCATATGGTACTTCTTCAGTGATTGTAGTACACTGGCTCCCTAAAATCCCAGAAACACAAATGTCAGCTACGATTGTCGATTTTAGCACAGAGTAAATCCTATATGACTTGTCCATATCATAAACATTCCTACAAAAACCACATGTTGCACCTTCATTGATAGCAAAACACCATGCTTCTTCACAGCCCCAATAAGAAGTAGGAGTTATACAAAAGTCCTGGAACCCTGTTAGAGCTTGATTTTTTCTACAGTTGTCACAATTCCCTGTACAGGTGGAGTAGAAATCTGTGTGTGTGCTTTGTATAGGAGCTGTTGTATATTTTTCAGAAACTTTGTAATGAATCCCCGCACTCTTGACATAAATCACAAATTTCTTTGCTGACTCTGAAGTTTTATCATTAAGCATGAAAACGGTTCCACCTCCTCCTAATAGTGATTGCTCTATCATGTACCTATATTTTCCATCAACGATTGAATTGAATATTAATGACTGTCTTGGTAGTATATTTTCTGGTATATTTGTATCATTTCTGTCCAATGAGTCACCGGCAACCATCCCTGATAATTTATCTGTACTGTTATACGAGTCTAGTATGCCATTTCTTAATCTCTTCGTAACATATAATCCAACCGATGTTAATCCCAAAGAACTTCCTGTGTAGTCTGGGAAGCCATTATATAGAGGTTTATGCAGGAATAGATCTAAATACTCACAACCTAGTCTGCATTTTATAAGGCTATTTATAGGCAAGTCGGGAAAACAATTTTGATTTGGAATACAATCATTAGGTCCTTCAATGACAATGTTAGTTCCAAAAATGCTTTCAATGATTTTATCCTCTTTTACATTGCAATAACATTGATCTTTTTCTGGGCATTTCTCAAACTTGTTAGTAACTAAAAATTGGCATCCAGGAACATAAAAACAACCATTTAGACACTGAGCTGTTTGAGCCATAGTCATGGGCATTTGTGACAATATAACTAACCCTATAAGAACCTCTGTAATAAATTTCAATAAACTTAAACTCAATTTAGTGTTCACAATTAGATGGAACCATTCCATACTTGTCCATTTGTGTTTTTTATATTCATGTTCTGTTTCTTTTGAAAGGATTGGACATTCAGAGGAATGTTCTTTTGAAGCTTTGCTTTTGTTGCAAACACATCTCTTAGTACATTCATGGGTAACAATGCAGATTCCTCCACAATTAGCACATTTGAAAGGGAAATACTTCCAGAGATAGTTTATGACTAGCAAGATGGGATATGTGACTAAACCCATTAAATCATACCACAGAAATAGAGGTTTAACTGTTTTATTCACTAACCATCTAATAGGAAAATAGATCAAGAGAGCAATGAGTATCAAACGTATCCATGTAAAGTTTATACAAGCTGTTTGCTTATAAATACTTTTAGAATACTTAATTATGCAATCCCTAATTTTTTTATTAGTCTTTGGTATTTTAGCTGATTTGTCTCCACAAAGCAAGTTGTGATCACCATCTAGCATTTCTTCACTGAAAGTGATGCTTGTTGAGCCAGAAAAAGGGACAACTTTATGTTCTACATCTTCACCAGGCTTTTTTATCAAATAACCCATGATCTTCTCCGGGCTAGTAATGCTCACAGTATAAGGATTTGCAAAATTTGATTTTGTGATTTTGCAATCACCAGAAAGTTTGACAGTTTGCAATGAAACTGTACCATTAGTTGGATAAGAGTTATATGTTATAGGATAATTATCATGTGTCAAGCTTTCTGAAACAAAAAACTTTGTTCCGACAGAAAAATGTCTTTTGTTATCGAGTCTTGTTATCGGAATTACAGGCACTTCAGAAAATTTCTTGGGAAGGTTTTGTGAATTATCGCATTTGCTTAAACCATCTGTAGAATCTGAAACACAGGAATAGATCACACCATTATTTTCAACTTGATAATAAACATTATAAGTTGATATTCCTTTTATCTCACATTTAAGCATTGAAGCATTTAAACAGTTATTAGGAAGATCAAAGACAGAAATAATTTTTTGGGTACTAGATCCTAGATTTGTAGTGGTTGTAGATTCTTTATCTCGTTCTTGACGAGATTTCACAGTTTGAGTTTCTAGCATGAGGTTTGTTAAAGTTTCAAGAATAGCTTTTTGTTGGATTGAAGCTGCAGTTGGTACTTCATTTTCAGCAGAGTCATCGTAAATCTCTAGGTGATCTCCACGACTTACTTCAACTTTGGCATCTGTGGCTCTGAAAACCAGGAAAGCCAAAAGAACAGAACTTAGGGCAATTGTAAACAGACTTACCTTTACCACTAGTTCCATTAACTTTAGTAGTCTCATTCTAAACGTCTACTCTGATTTGATGGTTGTCTGTTTAGTTGTAGAATGTCCGGATTAAGATTTTTGTTTGCACTGATTGCTCT